TGCTTATCATCAATTAACTTACAGACTATATTAGAATATAATAAACTATGAAATAACAATTAAACTAAGTGTTAGTAATTCTAGCATATTTGCCTTTGTCGCTAATGCTGTACTTACTAGAATACCTACTATAAACTAATCTTTTATGATACAATTTAAACAACTCAAATTCATCAATTGAAGCCTTATAGATACCACCACATGCATTACATTCTAATAATCTAGACTTAAAATCAACCAATAGGCACTTTCTCGAAATTCTCCTAAATATATCACTATGACTACATAGGCAACGATTATCATAAATCTTATTTACTATAGGTTTCTTAGTAGACCTAGGATAATTTAAATGTAAAGCCATAAATTCTTTCATTGTTAATGTCCTTTTCCTTTTCCTTTGCCTTGGTGTACTTGTGCTAGGTAAAGTAACATCTAATGTATCAGAATTTTCAACGTCATCTTCATCTGAAGGCATATGCAAAGACTGATTTGATCCTACATCTGTAATTGATTCAGAACTAACATTTAAAGAATAATATAATTGGTCTGATTCATTCACAGATGCAGTTTCAAACTCAGTGATGGTATCTTGGCTGACACTTCATTCTCTACCTGGAACATCAACAACAGCTCTAGCTACAGTTTCTTGTTCCATCCTCTTCAGCTTAAGGGCAGCATATGTCCGTTGTTCTGTTGTAATAAGTTCACTTATGCTCTCATATGAGAAATCTGATGGGACACCACCAGTAGCATATCTACTTATTATCCTCATCCTATCCTTATCTGGTCTATGGCCCTGTGTCATGTATTGCTTAATCATCTTGACAACAATACTTTTCTTAAGATTTTCATCTTTCACATTTTTCGTAGCTGAATAAGCTGAACATATAGCTATATCTATATCACTATTAGATAGATAATGACCACCACCTTGAGTGCTCTGATTGATAGCAATCAATAATGTTGGAACATTAACACCTAGTTCCTCTGCAAAAGCATCCAAATCCTCTTTACAGAAACATGCACCAGCCAATGGTGTTAACAAAATTTTATTTTTCCTATAACCATAAACAACTAATCTAGCTAAAGTTTCATGCACTAATAATGCAGCTTGCTTCAAGGATAGGATCATGGTATTTTGTGTATTTTCAGGCTTAAACTCAGCATTCTCTTGTTTATAAGTAGCTATAAATACATAATGGCTGACTTCACCTACCTTGAAAATAAATTTCCATACCTTATCTCCAGTTCCTTTCTTAACTTTTCTAGATTCTGGACCTACCTCATATATCACTTTAGAACAAAATTCTACTGCTTTTGACTTGACATCCTCTTGCAATTCAGCCATATAATCATCACAGTGAGTCTTGAAAATCTTCCTTAGTTCAACTAAGTTGAAATCCATTCCAGTATGCTTCTCTAGAAACTCTTTAGCAGTTACGCCAACTATTTGATATTCTTTAGCCACAGTGTGTGCCATTAGAACAGCTGGTTTACTACCGCTGACACTATAGCTCGCTGTAGTTGCACGAGTAGTCATATTGCTTATTTATATTGAAAAAATTGGTATAATTAAATAAGGAATATTCAAAAATATGTTGTAACTCTATAAAACTACCTTCAAATTGTTGTAAAGCTAATATCACTTGTCCACTACCGTTGACTTCAGGTAATGTAAACTTAACACTATGTGAACCTTCAAAATTAGTTTGATATAATGAAACGTAAGTAAAAACTGTATCCTCTCTATGAACTATTGGAACCTTAAACATAAAACCACAAGAACAAATAGAACGATTATTAATGAACTCTGCTATATCTCCTTTCTTAACTTCTATCTCCAAAACTTTTCCTTTCTGATTTATTATGATCGATATGGGAAAGTACATCTATGTCGCTGCGTGCT